TTGGAATCTTTGTAACACTAGCTCTAGTTTTAGAAGACATTAGTGTGCTCGATTCAGTTTGTTTCCAAGAGTCAAGTACTACCCAGTCATCATCAAAGCTAGTGAAGTAAGTGGGCCAAGCATTAGAAGTTATTCTTAAGTTAGTTCCACCCTGCACAGTCTTTACATTTACATAGTTACTGTTAGCTTTATCAACAATCCTTAAAAAGTCTTCAGGCTCACACCAGTAAATCTCTTTGTAATCATAGGTGTCATCTTCACTAACATCATACCACAGAGCAGTTACACTTGTAACATTATCAGGGTATCTAAAGTGTGTAGGCCTAACTGAGTCTGAGGCTGCTACTAGTTGAATCATCTCCTTATGCTCAGGGATAACCCTGGTACTTACAAGATTATAGTATACATCTTCTAAGATACTTGCAACTTGCATTGCTTCTGTAGTATCAGAGATAGAGTTAACTTCCTCAGAGGATAGACCACTAAGGATATTCTGTGTCATTTCAAGGAGAGTCTTTTTCATTAGAGACCAGCACCACAGTGGAGTCTTGAGAGGAGAATACTAATCTCATTAATGTCAATAGCACCTGTATCAGTAGACAGAAAGAACTGACCACCATTCGTCTTGAAAGTTGAGAGACAGAATATAGGGAACCCAATTGAAAGCTTATAAGGAGGAGTCTTAGCTAAACTAATGTATTTTTCTAAGATAACAACAGTAGGAGTTGCCCCACCACCAATATCTAGATCGAATGTCAACTCATGAGGGGAGCCACTCTTAGCAGCTACAGTAATATCTACTCTACAACTATAAGAGTCACCTATCTCAATAGGAGTAATAAGATCATTAGTCGTGTCCCACAGAGAGCCTGAGCCTCTGATACTAATTGGTAAATAACTATCCTCTGTGGTAGCACCCGCACCATCACACTCTAATACAGAAGCAGAAGTTGTAATAGTTTGTACACTTGCACCTGTCTTTGAGTCAACATAGTAAGCCCAGCCAGTAGGCCAGTTAATCCAGGAACCAGAACCAGCACCATCAGAAACATAAACCTGTTTATTGGTAGCAGAGTCTACCCCTTTAGGCTCATGCAGTTCAGCACCAGTTAGGTTAGAATGTTGAGTAGTTGCCAATATAAATTCCTAATATTATAAAGTTGAGCAGTTTAAAGACATGCTCAGGTCTGGTTGTTAAAGCTTACGGAAACACAACGTATTCGATAACAACGGTACAAGCACCTGCCGTGAATGCAGCAGTTTCATACGAGAAACAAGGAAAGGTTTCCAGAGTTGCAGAAGTCTTTACGACACCATTAACACCAGCACCATTCATATTCACAACAGCATTAGCTCCAAGAGCAGCAACAGCGATACCATCATCCAATGCATCAACATCAACGATAGAGCCATCTGCTTCCATCAGCCCAACATCAAGTACAGCAGAACCACTAGAAGTAAAGGCAGCATCCACCTGAAGGTAGGCATTTACAATATAGGCACCAGCAGGAATACCAGGGGACATTTCATCCCAGAAGTATGCCGTACTAGCAGCCGTCAGAGGATCGGTAGAGTTGACTTGAAGCTTGGTAGCATCCGTCATCTTGTAAGCGATTCTCTCTACACCATGGGCCTCACGACCACCTGCACGAGTATCCGAGTTACTAGTGTCAAAGCGAACGATGAGACCATCTTCGTTAGTCCATTTAGCCATTCTTAGTTCTCCTTAAGAAACAACAAGCTGAGTGTGACCGATCACCATGTTCTCAGGGCGATACAGCTTAGAACCATACCGCATCGTGGTAACCATTTCCCAACGCTGCCAGTCCTTGTTGTACTCCATATCAAGCTCAGGAGCCTGACGGACAGAACCAATCCAAGGAACAATGTCACCCTGTGCAGCCGAGAAGAACAGGCAAGCCTTACCAGCAACAGAGTTGAAGTTAGGACCAGCAGTCGAACCATCACGGTGCGGGAGTGCATTTGGTACAGAGCTTACAGCATTAGAGTCAGTTAAGCGGTTGCTAACGTACACATCAAAACCAAAGATGTTACGGATAAAGCGAGTACCAGTCGAAAGACCAGTCTCAAGAATACCCTGCCACATCGGGTTATCAGATACACTTACAATATTAGTAAGAGTGTTCAGCTTATGCTCAACTTCAGAGGGAACAATAGCAATAAGATTAGTGAGTGGCACATTAGCTTTCTCTAGTGCAAGCTTTGCATAAGAGAAGTCTGCCAAGTCAATAACATTATTGGTATCATCTAAACCACAAGAGAACCGATGGGCAAGGCCATTGATATCATAAGAGGCAGTAGCCGAGGTACCCATAACATCTTCAGGGTCCTTGTAAATCTTAGCCTCTACAGCTTCCATGATAGAGCGTTCCTGCCGACTTGGGAAAGTAGACATGATGCGATCCATGTAGAAGGAATCTTGCAGGTTCTTCTTAGTGATGTAAGTGCCACTCTGTTTGTACTCAGTGATACTGAACTGGAACTCACCAGTATCAAGTGCCTGATAGTCTACAGCAGTATTTTCCGTGTAGTCCTTAGACAGCATATCACCAACAGAGGGGATAGTCATAGTCTCACCATCCGGGAAATCAACCCAGTCAACGTAAGACATAGCCATTAACTCATCCTTGAGGGTCTCTTTGATCTGGTCTTGCCAAATCTCCTGACGGATGAGTAGTTCAGAGGTAGCGGTCGTAGTAGTCATTACTTACTCCAATTGACTTACTTTTTCCAACGATCACCTAAAGCAACTCTATCTTTAACCATCTGGTTCTGAGTAGCTGCTCTAAGGTATTCGCCTTTATTAGTTCTTCTCATGTTCTCATAGTAAGCCCAGTTACGAACATTGGATTCATTAAACCCAGATGAAGTATTAACCTTGGTCTCCATTGAGTGAGAAGATTCCTGTTTAGTCTCAGCACCTACTAGAGTTAAGAAAGCAGTTGGGGACTGTGCAGCTACTGACTGGAGGTACTCAATACTGAGTCCTAGTTCAGATGCTCTAGCTTTCAATACTTCTGAAGCAGCATTACCATGAGCTTTAGTCATAGCCTCATTTGCTTTAGCAATATTTAAAGCAGCAGTCTCTTCTTTCCTACTCTCTTGCAGAGTCTGAGAAATAAGTCCTTTAATACTATCAACGTCAAGAGTGGTATTCTCTTTAGTCTTATCACCTTCATCTTCAACCTTAGCCGGTGAGAGGGCTGGACCAGATTGAAGTTTATCTAACAGGCTCTTACTATACTCTTCCTTAGAAGCAATAGCTTCCAGTTCGGCAATCCTAGCTTTCTGCTGTTCAATGAAAGCATCAGCTTCTAGTTTACCTTTAGCAATAGTCTCTGGATCATTCCAGGTTTCACCTTTAGATGCTACTAACTGTGCAACGAAGGACTGGTTACCCCCATCTTGGTTAGCAGTAGTGTCTTGACTTGTGGTGGAGTCAAAGATATTCGACATTAGTTATCCTCTAACATACCTAGGATTTCCCTAAGCATTTTGTTTTGTCCATTAATGTTAGCCATCTCATAAGCCCAAGCTGGATTGGTATAATCAGGAGCTTCTGGTAGCCTCTTAAGTTTAGTTCTCAATACTTGATACAGTAGGTTCCAAGCATCACTATATTCTTTTACAAGCTTTTCTCTAGCTTCTCTTTCATCAGGGTCTACTCCCTGTAACCATGAGGGTCTCATTACAGACCTTCTTCCCTAGCAATCTGTTGATCCTCTTGGAAGTCAACCTCAGCATCGGCTACAGCCTTCTGTGTTTCTAGAGATTCTTCTATCTGTACATTCTCACCGAATAGTTCTGTCTCCTCCAATTCACTTGCTAGGATTTGAGCCATCTTCTTACCTGACCAGTGAACACCCACTTCAGGTTGGCTAGCTTTAACACCAAGCATTTGACTAAGGGTCTGAACTCTTCTAGCAGTCTCCTCATATTGAGAAGCACCGACTGCCATAAAGGTTCCCTCAGCAGTAATATCTTCTTTAGTAATTTCTCTGAAGACTCTAACTGATAAGTTCTGATCTGTTACAGAGATAATGTCTGTATCAATCATCTGTCTCTTAGAAGCTTCAAACATATCAATGAGCAGAGGTTCAGTCATCTCTCTCTCAAACTGCCTAGCTTTATTGTTAAAGATTCTATTAGCAGCATTGTCTAGTGTCTGAACTTCAAAGGCAGTCTTTTCACCAGGAGTCCTGAAGCCCATAGCCATCCTTGGAGCACCAGCAAACTCTTCCATCTTCTGTTCTAAGATAGCAATCTGGGTGTCAGCATTAAGGGCAATAGGTGGGGGTGTAAGAAACTCTAAGTCTCCATCTACACCAACATATACTTTCTCAAAGGGACCAACAGTGTAGTCATCAATGTCCCCTTTAATCTTCTGCATAGGACCAGCAGTTAAGTCCCAGATATCAGCTTTAAGATTCTCTAAGTGATCTATCCTATACTGCATACCTACTAGGTTATCGAGAGGACCCATAGCCCACAGGTTATCAGGTCTCTGCCTCCAACCACTATGTCTAATAGCATCTTCACCTAACCAACTAGGAAAGGCTTCATCAGAAAGAACATAGGCTCTATCAACAACCTTAATGACTCTCTTCTCTTTTAACTCTTGTGCTTCTCTATCATATAAGTCACCATAGTAAGTGAGGACTTCAACATAGGGACTCTGGTAGTAAGCTTCGATAGAACCAAAACCATCAGCAACAAATGCTTTATACTTCTTAGTTCTAGAGGCAGCCCCTACCTGGTTTCTATTAAACATAATCCTATCGAAGAGTTCAGGGTTAGACTTCTGGATATCAGCATGACTAACTAGTGACCTCACTACCTTAGGAGAATCCTTAAAAGAACGAACAGTAGGATCAAACACAATATCATAAGGACTAATACGAATAATTCTAGGACCAATATATCCAGCAATAGTCTCACCATCACTAGTCTTGTGGTACTCTCTTACAAACTCAGTAGTAGCAAAGCAATTACCATAGAGGCACCAATCTAAAACAAGCTGCTTGATTAAAAGCTCACCCTGCGACTGTTCAAACTTATTGTTCATGTAGGCAGTTACCAGGGAGGTTTTTACTTCAGAAGCATCTTGATTATTCCCAGGTTTAAACTTAAAGAAGTCTCTACGAGGGAATAAAGCCGAGTGATAGTTAGCTTGAAGGTTATCAAAAATCTGACAAAGCTTAGGAGTTGTAGTTGAGTTCGACCAACCTAAGCGACCAACACTCGTAGTCTTCGTGTCTGTAGCAAACACATAGTCTCTTAGCTCAGCCTTCTCCTCCAACCAACTAGAGCGTTGGGAGTCATGGGTGAGCCACATATTAGCTACATGTGTAGCAATTCTGTCTGGACTTAGTAAGTCTGTTACATCTAGATAGGAGCGGGACATGGGTGTAATATAGTACCTTTATCTTATTTGTCAATACTTTTTATTAGGACATAATGTCCCAGTGTAGTTTAGAAGGAGCGACCACCAAACCTAGGGTGACTCTTTACAGATGAAGTTACACCAGACCTATGAGCACTTGGTCTTACAGAGTGATTAATACCAGTAGCTACTGCATCTTTACAGTCATCATGCCTAGGGTTTCTAACTAGTAGCTCCTCTTCTAAGTAGTCAATGAAGCCAGAAGGGTTATGCCAAATCTTTCTCTCTGCATATAGAGGGACTAGAGTAGCATCAATTCTTTCCTGCTTAGAACCCTCATGGCTAGTGTGTGGAACCTCTTCAATACTTATAGGTAGACCATTCTTCATAATGTACTCTGACTTCAGAGTGTTTACAATAATCTTACCAGCAGCATTAGTCTCAGCAGCAACCTTACGGAAAGCCCACTTGTTATATAGTGTCATAAGTTCTTTGAAGTAATCTTGTACTTGGTCAGTTTGGAACCTAGCCATATCTAGAACATAATAGTTGTTGTCACTATCCCTACCTACAATAGCAATAGAGGTGAAGTCCCTCTTCTGCTTACTGCTGACTGACCAAGCAAAGTCAATACTAGCTAGAATGTTTAATCTACGTTCTCCATAGTGCCAAACATTTGATCTTCTGTTAAGTCTCTTAGGTTCAAAGTATTGGAACTGATCTCTCTGAATAGGATTGTTCTCTTGGTCAGTAGGATCATTGTAGTATTGTGCTCTAAACTGGGTCTTATCTAGGTACTGTGCTTTCTTTCTAGCAAGGATAGCTTGGTTGAATCCAAAGTACTTACCATCAGACCTTTGAGACCTTGGCCAAAGGAAGTCCCCTGTTCCATCCCCTCTGCTCTCTACTTGTCTTTCATAGATTTCATAGACAGGTTCTTCATCAATCTTATTTCCTTCTCTATCGAGAATCTCCATCCTCATTTCAATCATATCATTGTAGAGGTCCTTAGGGTGATACCTTGTTCCAACAACCCACTGTCTACTGTCTGTTCCTTCAATAGAACTGATGAGACTGTACTGTGTTCTTACTTTGTTACGACCCTCATTAGAGTAAGCATTCTCTTGGACAACAACATCATCTAAGCAGACCACATCGAAGTGGAGTCCTGTTACAGAAGTAGTTAGACCAGCAGTAAAGATACTAGGGTCTCTAATGTTTTCTTTTCTTCTTAGAGGGTGATCCAACTCAATCTCACTGTTGGTCCACTTACTTCTTCTACCCTCTTCCTTATTAACATGCTCAGGCCAGTATCGACTTACTGTATCTGATTCTAGGATTCTCTTCATGAAACCAAGCTGCTTCTCTGCTAGATTAGCAGTAGAGCTAAGGTAAAGAACTCTTAAGGTAGGTTCCCTAAGGAGTGCCTGCACTGTTCTGTAAGCCATAATAGCTGACTTCATGTGGTCTCTAGGGAAAAGAATTAACTGGTGAGTACCTGCATCAGGTCTTTCAAACCACCTAATTAACTCTCTATGACAGGCACCTAAGTACCTTAGAGGATCAAGTAAAGCAATACAAAAGACTAGATCAATCTCTGCTCTTTCCCTTATTTCTAATGGTGTCACTGTCTAGTCCTATAAGTTAGTTAGGTCTATCTAATTCTTGTAACCTAGCAATGTCTTCAGCAAAGGCTTCACTTATAATAGTCTCTTTAATCTTTTCTCTATTAGCTTTTCTAGCAGCCCTACCATCCTTAGCCTCATAACTTGGCCTAAGCTTGTGACCCTCACCTAATAGGAACTTAGCAGCACTTAAACTAGTTCTCTCATTCTTAGTAGCTTCAAGTACAACTTCAATCTGTCTGCTAAGTCTGATCCTCTCGGCTTCATCTTCCCATTCATCAATAACTTCTTTTACAGGAGTCTGACCTCTAAAGGTTAACCAGAAAGCATGAGAACCAAACACAGCTTCACTAAAGGTTACCTCTGTAGGATCATCAATAGCATAGGTCATGTACAGTTTGTATAGGCTCTTAGACTTAGCATCATCATACTTCTTGAGAGTAAATAGAGCTTGATCCCTAATCTCTGGAGGAGCCCACTCTCTAAAGAGAGACCTACCTTTAGGTTTACCACTTGCTGCATGGAGTTGTTTATAATTAAATAGACTCATGATTGTAAGTTACTTTCTAGTTGTGTTAGCTTAGCTCTGATTTCAGCTATAAGCATTAAGTTATTAGCCACAGGACCAATAGGTGGAGTAGTGGGTGTGTTACTCAAGTAAGTCTCTACTGCTCTCCCTCTAGCTGTATCTCTAAGCCTTTGCTTTACTGTGTACACAAGGTGCCACCTACTTGCATCAACATCAGCATAGTGCATATTGAGGGAGAGGTGCTGAGAACTTTTGTTTAACCAGTACAAGTGTGCATCTGTTTGTTCCTGTGTATTTCTGAAGCTAGCAAAGTTGTTAGCAGTATCAGACATACCAGACTCGTAGGCACCAAAGGTATGTTGAGAGTTAGGAAAGAAATCCTTAATGTCAGCAATAGTGTTACCAATCTGGTTAACTCTCTTGTCAATACTCTTGATAGCTGCACCATAAACCTTTACAGGATCACCAGCTTCTGCTAAAGAGATGAATCCAGGTTTGCTTCCTTTAGGTACAATGTCTTCACCATAGTAGTTGTTAAAGACAAACATATCAATCATAGAACCAGAGACCCACTTAGCTTTCCTGTTAATCTCAGCAGGTGTAGTAGGTTGCCACAGGTTTGCTACAAAGGTTTGCTTTAGCCAGTCAGACCAATTACCCTGATCTGCATAGACAAACTTACAAGTAGCCTTAATTAGTCTAGACTTAATTAAGTCAATTAAGAAACTATATCTGTAAGCTAGGTATTGTCTACCAACTGGAGCACCAGTACCTGCGGTTCCCCACAATGCTTGAGCCTGTTTGACAAAGTAGGTGTAAGGAGAACCACCCTTAGGAGCATGGAAGACTTCATTAGCGAACTCAATAATAACTTCCTGTGGGTACTTCTCTAGTAGAGCTGTTAGGCCAAGAACCTCTTGGTCTGTAACATTGGCTAAGATGTTGATCCAAGGGGTGATACCATTGTTCTTACAATCCTTAAGGATAGCCTCATAGGGGATACTATATCTTTCACTAGCATTACCAGTCCAGTAGAGGTCTTGCATAGTTCCTCTGATTACAGAAGCAGGATTGTCATCTGCTCTCAGTAGTTTCATAAACCTAACTACAGAGCCTACTGCTTTCCATAATCTAATTATGTCTGGAGTAAAGGTCTGACCAGACTGGTAACTCTGTAGGTGATTATCATGTACAAGACTAAGCACTGTGAATCTTGTAGTGATCTGAGAGATTGTAATTTCTAGATAGGTAGAAGTATTAGAGGGTGGTCTTACAAAGCTTACAGTGCCAGTAGTGTTATTCTTATTATAAAGAGTAGAGAGAGTTATCCCTTTACTATTCTTCAGCTTAACATTAATGTGACCAGCACCATCAGTCTTTAAGTAAAGCAAACCACTATAGGGTTCCTTTGTGGAATCACTAAAGTGAGCTACCTTATAAGAGATTCTAGATAGGGACTCATTAGGGGTAGTTGATAGGGGAAACTTATACTGATCTACAGTAGCTCCTCTAAAGGCTCTATAGCCTCTAGCAGTCTTCATTAGGTCATTAAAGTAGTACTGTGGCCCATAGCTAGTTAGTAGACTAGCATTAGTTGTTAATCCTAAGTTCACTTCTAAAGTCCTACTCTATAGGGGTAGCTACATCAGCAAAGTCTAGATCAAAAGGGTATGCACCAATGATAGTACTGCCAAAGGGAATAGTAGCTTCACTAAGTACATCTGCTTTAATTACAAAGAAGGTACTGATTAAGTCTTTCTGTAAGATGCTATCAGCAGGAATAAGCTCGGCTGCCTCATAGCTATTGTGTATATAACATAGAATATTCATACTAGACTTATATAGTATTAATCTTGTAAAGTCAAGAGGAGTTCCTATAGGTGTGACACTATGTCTAGTAGAAAGTACTTGACTTTGGGTTGACAAGTGCATATCTTATAAA